TATAACATCAACAACTGGCACTGGGGATTATGTGTTAGGGCAAATTGCTGATGTTATAAATGACACCTTCCCTCAAAACTTTAAAGACGCTAAATCTGGATATAAACAAGTTAAAGACTTGCAAAAAAAGTTATCTATAAAATTAAAAGATACTAATATAAATAGAACCTTGCAAAATATTGACAGCGAAGCAAATATAAACGCTGGATATTATGATTTATTTGGAGAACTCGACGCCATGGCGCCACAAAATCTTAAATTCATGGATGAAGCTGAGGACTTAATCGCAAGGCGTGCTTTTGAAAATTTATTGCCAGGCAGAGGCGGCGGTAGCGGAAGCGCACAAGGAGCAGGTAATTTGTTTAGAAATTCTGCCTTAACTTCACTCGGAACAGCATCTTTGTTCAATCCAAATTTCTTACTTGCTGCGCCTTTGGCTGCAACATTTAGTCCAAAAATCCACAAATTAGGTATACAAGGCGCAGGCGCGCTTAACAAATTATTAGAAAACCCGCAAGGCCAAGAGTACACAAGAAAAGCATTAATTCAATCCTTGCTAACTTCTCCGGCTTCGCCTTGACAGCTTTTATAAATTTGATAACCTATTAACCAAACAAAACCGGCCATTATCCACCATTTTTGATACTCGGGACAATCAAAATGAGCAACTAAAGCGCCAATAAAACAAAAATGAGCAACGCCGTACTCAAGGCTTTCAAATTGCGGATAATGAAACCATTTTTCTGGTGGGTTGATATAATTCTTAAGTCGTTTCATTTTTTTCCTTATATTTAAATCCTTCTATTATCCAACATATAGTCCAAAATGGCATTCTGAATATATAAAACAACACCCACAAAGCCATGATTAAGCCAAAAGTGTAATTTATCAACTTAATTAAAATTTTTTTACTGCTAACTGCCTCAATATCATACGGTTTTAATAATTCGTTTATATTGGAAATATTAGAAGTTAGTTTTTGTTTCTTTCCCTCAATTATTCGAAAAAACTTTACCTCGTTAAACAAAAGACTATAGCTTATAAATTCATCCACATTTTTATTGTCATTTATATATTTTTTTACGTCAAAAAGAGGATATTCTGCGTATTGATTATAAACATATGAATTTAAAAAATCATAACTAGTAAGAATATTATTTATTTTAACAGGTACGTAGCCTTTGTTTTGACTTGAAAAAACTTTGTAATTTTCAATATAAAAATTTGAAGCTATAAAAATAACAAAAATACTAAGTATCGCCCAAGCTACAGCAGCTATTCTATACAGCCCTTTCTTTAATTCCACAGCACACCTCAATTTTTAATATAAATTACTTTACCACAAAAAAGATAAATAAATGACAAGTTTCAACCGCAAAAATCTAAACACGGTATACAGCAAAATATACCACCTCCCCGACGTGGACGACTACCGTGTCAACGCCGGAAAGACTGCATTTATTAAAACGGACGAGTCAGGTATTGAGTGGGATGACCTCAAGGCCACCGACGGCACTGCCGGGGCTACGGCTGATGTTGAAACACTTGCGCCTGGTGGCACAACCACAAGGACATTGCATTTTAAAAACGGATTATATACAGGATACACCGATTCATAAAGGAGAATAAAATTGGCACAAATAAGTTCATTAACGCAGTTCACCAATGGGATTTCGGCGCAGGCTCCTGACGTAAATGCAAATTTAGAAACATTAAGACAGGGACACAACGCCCACGATACACGACTGGATACACTGGAAACGGAAACCCGCCCAGTTGATGAAGGTGGTACTGGTTTGGCCTCATACACTGTCGGAGATACACTGTACGCTTCTGGGGCTACTACTATTGCTAAATTAGCAAAGGGCACTGCTTTACAGTATTACAGGATGAACTCAGGAACGACGGCGCCAGAGTGGGCCACTATATATACTTTTAAGGAATACGGACTCACGCTTTCCCATAGCGGCGGGAATATAGCTGTAGCCGCAGGCGCACGCTGGGATGATACTTATACCGAAAAACTAGAACACGCAGGGGGCACTTTAACGGTTGGAACCTTGACATCTGCAAGTCCAGCAACTAGGTATTATATTTTCGTAGGCAAGGATGCTAGCGGAGATGAAACATTTGAAAAAGACACAAACTCTGACGGTTCCGGATTATCAACAATTACAGGAACAAAAACTTGCATAGGGGAATTTTACGCTCAGGTGTCCTCAACCAGTATAGACACTACTATTTTGGTTACATACCATGCTGACGGTACTAAAACTTATGATTATACGCAGGCTAGCGGGAGCTTTCCAACTGCGACTACTGCAATACCACACGGCTTAAATACAAAAAAAATAATAGCCTTAATAAGAGCAATAAGGAATGCGGATTCAGAAGAATTTAATTTAATGACTGGTAACAGTCCTGATGCCTACGATCCTCTGCATATAGATACCGTTAACGCAATAAATGTACAATTTGTTTCTAATTTTATCGTTGTTGATAGCGATGGAACGGTAGCCACTATCCAAAACTCGGCTGACTACAGCCTTAAAGTAATTATTAAAACTTTATTATAGGAGATTTTATGAAAATATACACTAATTTAGAAGGTAAAAAGCAGCATTTTATAGGCTGTATCCCCGAGGGTTGGCGGGAAATGACCGCCGAGGAATTGCAGGCAGAGGAGCAGGCAAAACAGGCTTTATACGCTAAAAAAACAATACTCTTGACTGAGTGGGAAAAGATAGACAGAGGCTTAAAAGCTCAATTTAAACCTATTAAAGACGAGGTAGAATCCTGCCTTAATAGTGGCGATATTGTAGGGGCATTAGAAACAATGCAGACCGCCGAGCTCACAACAACAAAATTAAAAGACATTAGAACAAAGTTTATTAGTTTATTACAAGGAGAATAAATTATGGTAATGGGATTTGATTCAATGAAAAACGCCGTACAGGAGGGCATAACCCCTGATTCAGTAGTACATGGCAGAAAAACATTTTTAGCCCCCGGCGCCGCTGTGTCCATAGGAGATAGCACGACTTTAAAACAAGGCGTTAACGTAAAAACTACAACAGGAACGGTATATCTTGGCGGCGTGGGTGTTGATGATACTGACGGCTACGCTTTAGCCTCTACAGACGCCCCTATATTTATACCTTGTGATAACTTAGCTGATATTCTAGGCCGTGCATTAGCGAGCAATGCTTCTATATCATTTATAGGCGGATAGAATGCTGTTTTTATGGCGAAGAATATATCATAACGTAGTCTCAAATTATTTCATGGTCGACCATAGCGGCAACTATATAGTTGACCACGAGAACAATAAACTAATACTTTTATTGGAGTAAATTATGCTTAAAAAATACTTCCCCACGTTCACCCGTGGGGTCTTATGGCTGAATAATAAATTAAAACCTCACAAAGATACCAAGGACCTGATTAAAAGGCACTGTGTCAATGCAGAGTATCTTTTCTATGGGAAAGGGCAGGGAGCATTAAAGAAAAGCTTTGTGCTGCGTAAGATTGATGAATTAAAGGAGCTGCCCGCCGAGCTTGAAAAGCTCGCACGCTCGCCAAAGCCGGAGGATTATAGAAAATTCAAGCAATTACTAAATAATTTGCTTGAAGAATCAGTGAGGGGAATAAATGGCTGATATAAGAATAACTGCATTAAGCGCAGCGGCATCTCTTGATATAAACGCTGATTATATCCATATAGGCCAGCCCACCGCTGATAAAAAATTATTACTAATTGATTTAAAGACCGGTTTAAATCTTAATAACGTTGCTAATATTGCATGGGGCGACGCCAACGCCCAAACAGGCACCACATACACTATACAAGCCACAGACAACGGCAAAGTAATCACGGCAAGCAATGCCAGCGCAATTACAATAACTATTCCTGATACATTAAGTGCTGAATTCTCCTGCACTGTAATCCAAATTGGGGCTGGTCAGGTGACATTTGCAGGATCGGGATCAATGGTTATAAAACACCCAGATAATCACACCAAAACAAGAAAACAGGAATCAATTGTCAGTTTATATGTAAGGGCTACAAATATAACCAATCTTGCGGGAGATACGGCAGCATGAGTTTTGTATTACCAAGTTTTCAAGGGTTTATTAAGCCTTCCGGAGTCCCTAATTATGTAACAAGCGGCCTTTTGGCTTTCTGGCACGCTGGCAATTATAATGGCAGCGGTGACTTAATTACGAATACCCCGTCTTTTCCGTCTACATGGACTGATTTAAGTGGCAATAGTAAAAATTTAACTTTTAATAATTTTGCCGGGACAACGTCCTCTGGGGCTGATGGGAATAACACATCTGGTACACCATCAAAAGTTGTGCACGACGGGACTGACGATTATTGTGTCAAGGAATCAGATAGTATTGTTGACGGAGTAACAGCGGTAAGTCTTGAGTGCTGGTTTATAATGACAGATCATTTATCAGGCCGTCCATTGATTAGCTTGTCAAATACTACAAGCAATTATATTACTATGTTAGCTCATAGTTCCATCGCATCAACTTGTAGATGTGTAGTTAGCCGTAGTACTGCTCAAATTCTTGACAGATCGGGTGGAGCTGCTCTAACTGATGGACAAATATATCATTTAGTTTTTACAAAGACGGGCAACACTGGCAAATTGTATATTGATGGGAATTACAATAACCAAAATACAGGCATGACTCATAGCACGAGTTTTTCGAGTGTAAATATTGAAATAGGTAGATTTGTTGGCGGATCAACCTCATACCTAAAAGGAGGGGTTATTACTGCCAGAGTATACAACAAAGCCCTTTCTGATAGCGAAGTAACGCAAAATTATAATGCAGGATATATATGGAGTTGACGCAATGAATTGGATTATTTTACCTAAATCAAAATATTTAGAACTTGGGCTAGATCAAGTTTTTCCAGATTCAAGAGAATCACTTAACGGCGATAAAGTGACCTTGCACGTAGTTTTATTGGATAGGATTCCAGGATTACTGCAACGGCTTTTAATGGAAAAAATTCAGAATCCAGGGATTGATCTCTGGCTAGAAGAAGAATCATATTTTGATTCAAGCCTAGAATGGAATAATCAAGGCTCAGATCCCGTATAAAAATTCAGTCAAAGGCTCTGATTTTATTTCTTTTATCATTTTCCCGCAATCTAGGCACTTTTTATACTTTATATGGATAATAGCGTCATATTCAATCCATTGCTCCATATTGGTATATTCAGTACGCACATGTTCGCAAAAAAATATTTTAAAAAACTTAATCATACAAACCTCATTTTTTAATAAGTATAAACAATAAATACAGCATTACAAGTCTTTAGTTTGTTGAGGATGTAGCGCAAATGGAATTAATAAAAAAATACGGGCTAACAGCCTTATTTGTGGGCATTATCTTTGTTCAGGTAGGCTGGTTTCCGACTAAAGAAGAAATGCGGGCGTATGCAGAGCAAAACTATGTACCTCAATGCCAATTTAAAGTAATTATTGAAGCTCAAAACAAACAATATGAAGCTCAGGACAAAGAGCTTAAGTACATTAGAAATCGTGTTGATGGAATTTATGAGAAATTAAAATGACCACCACGCTATATCAATTCAAACAAGATTTTAAGAAATTTCTAGACCATTTTAATCCTGACTATTCCAAGCGTGAGGCCACGCATAGGGAGTATGCAGAGCATTTAATGCTGGATACAATGACCGGAGGGTTTGATAATGACTCTGAAAGCAGAGATTAAAAACTTTACAGAAACGGAATTGCGTTGTAAATGCTGTAAATTATTCAACATGAGTGACCAGCATTTAATCAATTTGCAGGCGTTGCGGTATAGATATGGATTACCTTTGGCAGTTACTTCCGGGTGCAGGTGCATGAAGCACAATGGAAGCGTTGGCGGGGTGCCCAACAGCAGGCACCAGGCAAGCACAAAAGAAGCTGACGCAACAGATTTAACCTGTAATGATTTACCGGCCTTGTATCACGTTGCTAAAAACATAGGGCTGTTCAAGGAAGTAATCTGGTATGCCGCCTCTGGCTTTATACACGTTTCTAGTTATCCCGATAAGCCGGGGATTTATTACGGTGAAGTAGATAAGTAAAGGGGTTAATTATGCTTATAGATACATCAAGACTTGATATAACAAAACAATACGTTTGTAGCGAGGTCGGAACCAGCACTACAGCAAAAATTTTACAACAATTACAGCACAGAAAATATAAGGATATCCCCCGCAAGGAAATAGCCTCGCATACATTTGCGCTTATTTGGAGAGGTACAAGCTGGTATGTTTGGGAAAATCATTTAGAATGGAAAGGAATTAAAGAATATCCTCTCGAAATGTACGAAGAAATTAATATAAACAAATCCCCGAAAAAAGTATTAATTAATGAATATCCCCTCAATTTAGATGCCCTAGAATACCTAAGAAATAACAACCCGGGCTATTCCGTCCTTGATCTTGGAAAGATTACTTCTAAAAGATTGCTGGGGCTAAAACTCCCCAACACTCCCGGGATGGTGTGCAGCGAAACTATTGCTAATTGCGGGTTTGATATATGTAATAAATTAAATATTAAATCTGAATACATCACACCAGTAGACTGGCAATACTTTTTTATGCAGTAATAAACCTCCTCCCAATATAGCAAAACCCAGCCCGGCAACACATTTGAACTTGCTGGGCTTTTTATTGCCTATTAAATATCTTTTTGTTTAACAGGTTGAGCAGACCAGTAAGTAGATTTTTCTGCTTATTATTGTGCTTATTTTGAGCAGCTTTTAAGGTTAATATCTGCTCATCTTTATCTACTAAATCCTTTTCTAATCTATCTATTAACCTGTCTTTATCTTCAAGTCGTTTATCTTTTTCATTAAGAGCTATTAAGTAACCTTCACTCATTATTTTAAGGTATTTTTCAGGGTCTTTATTATCACTACTTAATGGAGGTAAATCTATTATAGCCTTGTTTTCTGCCTGCTCATTAGGTGTAAATATCTGCTCATTAGGCAGTTTTTGAGCAGGTTTTTTTTGCCGGTTATATTCAAGCTCATGCTCTATTGCGTCGTATTCCTTTTGAGTAAGGAACACAGCCTTGCATAAGCGCCCATTATACATTTTTTTTGTACGCTTAAATTGATACCTTTTGATTTTTTTTTCAATGGTATTATAATCTGTTTTAAAATTGTCCACTATCTCACGAATAGCATACGGAACCCTGTCTTCATTCATTACTCAATATCCACTCAATGAATGTAAAATTTGTACAACAACTGCCTATTGACAGCATGTTATTTAAAATTATAAAATAAAAATGCTTTAAAGCAAAAACTTCATATAAATAAAAAAGCACTTCTCGGTAAAAGAAGCACTCAATTTAAACTCAATAATAATTGTAGCATACCCTCCGAGAATTGCAATAGTTCTAATGGAAATTTTTAGGAGGATATTTATGTCACAAGATCTCGAATCGTTAAACCAGGTGTTACTTGCCGAACAGCTTCGCCAGCGTTACCAAAAGGCTTCACCCCCTTTTGAACAGAATACGGAGTATAAACCACGTAATATAAACCGTATTCTTAATATAGAAAAGATACGTAATATAGGACGTTATATAGACGTTCAGGGTCGTTTGCCATTAGAACAATGGAAACGGCTTTGCAACTTTCTAAAGTACGACCTTGGTTGTTATGCGGAAAGAAAACTTGTTAATGAGTTCGGCCCGGCAAAAATAATTTCAATGATTGAGGAGTGTGCCGCAGCTGAGCAAGAAGGAGCAATTAAGACAACGCCCGGGCAATGGTTTCAGGGTTATATTAAAAAATTGCGTTTAAAACAGGCTTGTTAGTGATATAATTAATTTGCTGGATAGGGATGTACACCCGACAAGTTAAGTTTCCGAGCTTAATTTCCAGCGGTAATTACTCGGAGTACTATCGGAGGTATTTTATTTATGCCAGAAATTTTTGTAGATAACAATAGAAATAGAAAGCAATTACAGTATGAAGTCAATGAAAATGGATGCTGGATTTGTACTAGTCATTGCAAAGACAAGGATGGATATTATCAATTAAGATATAATAATAAAAATAACTTGGCGCATAGGTTTGTTTATGAAAAATATAAAAATAAAATACCAAAAGATATGTGTGTTTGCCATAAATGCGATAATCCTGCATGTGTTAACCCAGAACATTTATTTTTAGATACTAGTATTGGAAATACAAGAGATAGAAATTATAAAAAAAGACAAGCAAGAGGGGAAAAAATATCCAATTCTGTTTTGACTGAAAAGGAAGTAGTAGAAATAAAAAAAAGCTCGTCATCTCTAACAGAACTAAGTAAAAGGTATAAAATTGCCATATCAGCTATAGCTAGTATAAAAAATGGAATAACTTGGAAACATATAGATGTAAAAATAGTAAAGCCAAAAACAGTTTCAAATTATCACAAATATACTTATGAGCAAAAAATAGAAATTAAAAATAGTAAACTCTCTCAGAGAGTAATATCAAAAAAATATGGCATTAATGCGGGTAATATTTCTAAAATAAAAAATGGAAAATTGTGGAAAAATATTCCTTATATTTGAGGAATTTACAGGCACAGCAGCAGGCCAGCTAACAAAAATGCGGCGCAGTTGCAACTGGCCGCTTAGTAATATTATTATACCACACAAAAGCAAAAACCGCCATTTAAACACTGAAGGAATTCATCCGTCATCCCCTACTGTAACGCCCGGCGTGCGGGCTTGTATTTCTAACTGTTTAAATGTTTTATACCAAAATACAAACCTATTTTTGTTCCAGTCTCTTTGCTTGTATTCTTTTCTTAAAAGAAAAAACAACTCAAAAGGTTTCAACTTTTTATATTTTTTATGGACTAAAACGCAGTAGTCATTATCAAGCCCACCTTTGTAAAAACTACCGTTATAATACTCAAAAGCCCTATTATTTCTGCAAGCATCATAAAAGAAAAATTCAAAAGAAATAATATTCTCAAAAAACCATTTTCTTTTAGCTTTTTTAAACCAGCCTTTTAATCTCATTATTCCCTCCTGTCCCCCGGCGGGGGTGCTAATAACTCTACGCTTAATCCTTCATAACAAGCGCCCTTAAAAGAGCACTCCGAAAGACTTTCTAATTTGCTTTTCAAGCTATCAAAAACCTGTTCTTTATTGCCATCTGTCCTGACTGTATAAGCTATATTTAATGTAATGACGTTCATTCTCCCTCCTTCACCTTATTATCGCCCGGTGTGCGGGCTAATACCAGTTTTATGTTTTTTGAATTATAGCTAATATCCACATACCCATATTTTTCAACAGCTTCTGGTATATTTTCTAATGTATTTAAGCGTTCATTAGCAAGCTCTTGGTAATATTTGAGTTCTGCTTCTAGTAGCTTGATTCTTTTATATATATCCTCGTTTTTGTAATCTATATTAACATTTGTGTATACCATTATTCCCGTTCCTCCTTAACCTTCTTTACAAACGCCAGCACCCTCCGGAACTGCTCATTTAATATTTAAAATAGGGATTTCCTTTATTATGGATGATTTTTCACTCGTTATGGTAAGCCCTACTTTTATCCTTGTAAAAGGCACACTAAGTTCTTCCCTTGTTAACAAAAAATCTTTCTTTTCCGTAATAGCTTTTCTTATTAATTCAAAACATTTCCTTCTGTTGTTTGTAGTTATCAATGAAGCGTACCTAACGCATGTATACGAGAACAGCCCTTGGGGGCTTGTGAACTCTCCAAAATGTGTTATCGCTGCACAATACATTATTTCACTTTCTCCAAAATTATTTTATTATCCTGCACAGTTAATTTGAGGTAGTCGCCAGCCCGGATGCCGAGCTTTTGCCTAACCTTGTAGGGGATATAAACGCCTTGGCTATTTCCCCGCTGCGTAACCTTGACTAATTGGTATTCCATATTATATAATTATACTATTGTGAATACAAATTGTCAAAGAATTAAATTAACAGCCAGCGGAGGGAAATATGAGCGAAATAGTCATCAGGATAGACACAGATAAATGCACAAAGCAATGCTTAGAGTGCGTTATTCAGAGTGAATGCAAAGACAAACAAGAATTTTATCGCAAATTAGACATCAACGCCTTGAGTGGAATGTCAAGGGCGGGTATTGAACTGAGTATGGTTATAATGCATGAAGATTGCTGTAATTTGCAAAATGCCCTGATTTCTTCAATATCCTTTTTAAAACAATATTGGACAAGCGAGGAAAAAAAGGAAATGCAAAAACATTTAGAGAAGCTAAAAATGCAAAAATTATTAGATTAACCAGCGGAAGGCAAGCAGGAGCCCACCCCATGCGACCCCTAAACGCAAACGAAGCAAAAGTATCATATAAATACTGTTGGTGCCAGCAGGACAAATCACCCTACGGCAAACGCCAGCTCGTGCGCTACCGCCGCCGGGGGTTCAGGCAGGAGATATTGAAGGAACTGCGGGAGGGCGGGAAATAATGGAAATAGTTTTATCTGTATTTATAGTCTGGCTTTTGATTGGCAATTTTTACTGGTATAATCATGCACAAAGAAGAAGTAATACAATTGACCAGCTAACAAGGGAAAACAGGGCGCTTATCAGCTTAAATAATACATATAGGAGGTCGCTGTCTTTAATACAGCCTGTTAATAACACAGAATACAACAAGAATTGGCGGGAAAAAATAATGAATTTATCTTTAATTAATGAAGGCAGCGCCAAAAGCTTAGGAAAAGATATTGAGGACTTTATACAGCACCCCGCCCCGAACTCTCCAAAATGAGCCAGCAAAACGCCTGAGATTTAATAAAAAGAAAGGAATGCTATGAACGGTGATTTTTTAATACATGATAGGATTTTTGATAGTGAAGATAGTTTGCTTGAGGCAAGCAGAATTATACAAAGCTTAAACTGGAACCCTGAAATTATAAGGGGACACTATTTTGAGCCAAAAAATGAAAGACTTACAAAACAGCTTATAGGTAGAAAAAATATAAGAGGACTCGTTCCTTTAAACTGGGCAAGGCATTCAGGCTTAATTGGAATGGGCGCAAATCCTTTAGATTTTTATGTTACACATTATATGAAGTATTTCCCTGAATATTATTTAAACCAAGATTGTTTATTTATGCCTTTTTGGGCGCTAAAGATAGACTTGTTTAAAAACCAGATATTTAAACACCTTTATTATTCAGATAAGTTATTTATCAAACCTGATAATGGATTTAAGACGTTTACAGGGTTTTCAGTAAGTAAAAAAGAATGGGATAAAGAAATATCATTCTTAAGTCCTGCTAATGAAGATTGTTTGGTTTTGGTGTCCTCTCATAAAGAAATACTTCATGAGTGGCGCTTCTGGGTGTTTGATAACGAGGTTGTAACTTATAGCTCATACTCTTGGGAAGAACAGGAAGAAAAGGAACCGGAAGATTACATAATTAACCATGCAAAAATGATTGCAACACAAGTTAAGCATTTAAAAGATTTTACCCTTGATTTATGCTTAATAAAGGGAAATTATTATCCCAAAGTAGTAGAAATTAACTGTATAACTACCAGCGGCACCTATAAGTGCGATTTAAGCAAACTTATTGCCGCAATAATAAACAAGAATTAAAAATCCTCCACCGCCCGCTTATAATTATACAAATCCTCTAAAATAGGCTCGATCGCCAGCGGCGCAAACAGCCTGATAAACCAGCGTTCCTGCAGGGCTTCCAGCTGGAGTATGGCTTCGTCAATTAAATTTAAATCTTTAAGCATAAGTCACCACACATTATTTATCCTTTTGTAGAATCGTTGTGAAAACAAACATTTTGAAAATGATCTTTTATGCTAGTGTCAAATATTGCACGGTTCTTAAAATAAGCATTAGGGTATAAGTGCAGCTCTTTCCCTAGCAGGCAGGCCGCTATTCCTACATGTAATCTATCTGTATAAATTATTTCATATTCTGATATGACTTTAAAAAAGGGAGCTATGTCAGAGAAGTGAGTGCCCTCTGCGCTGATGTCTCTATTGTTTTCAGGGAGTGTTTTATTTAATCGCTCTGCGTCTTGCCGGAAAAAATAACCAGATCCTTGCCCTTGCCCCATGGCAACTTTGCCCAAATAAAATGCCATGTCGTGACAAAATTCTGTATTTTGCATATACTGCTTACTTTCGAAATTATCACGCCTGAAAGGGAGAGTTTTGTCTTTAAAATCTAGTGTTTTATCAAAAGTAGCGGGCAGGATAATGACATTAAATCTTGACTCTAGTTTTTTAACATTACTATATGCGCCGGAGTAATACTTGCAGAAAGCCCCCGAGCCTTGATAAATCACAGTGCCACCAGTAATTAAAGGCAAAACCCAATCTTTTTTATTAGCTGTTAATTCTTTTATTTTTATATTTTTTTCATTAAAAAATTTTAACGTACCTGCCCTGATAAGCGCATCGCCCCAATTGCCGTGAAATGCATAAAAATAAACCGGTTTATCTTTGGAGATTTCTTTTATTCTGTCCCCTAGCTTATTAAAAGCGGACTTCATTATTGTTTTTCTTCACATCTAGGGCAATAGGTTATTGCTTCTTTTGTAAAATGCTCATAACCGCATTTTTCACACCGAGGTGGATAATCACCAAAGCCCTCAGGGGAAACAAATAAACTTGTCAAAAAAGAGAATAATTTTTTCATAAAAACCTCAAATTAATAAAAACCATTTTTGCAAAAATAATAACTTTTGTAAATACCTATTGTGTAAGTACAATGTGTATAGTAAAGTTAAACCCTGCTTTATATGTTATACAGGAGTGTTTGGAATGGTGACTGCTGGCGGTGTTTGTCGTATTTGTGTTGAAAAAAAATTAAAAGAAAAAGAATTATTAATGTTGAAAAAAATGATCAAAATTATGAAAAAGTATCTAATCGGTTAATTTAATAAACTTTTCCCTTGCTTTTTTATCTCCATTTATTGCTTTAGCGGCATAGCTCATTAGATCAGTTTCTCTGATCAGGGCAACAATTATTTCCCCTATAATTCCAGGGTTTTTATTCATAAGTTCAGCCAGCTCGGTTATTTCCTGCTGGATTTCGGTATCGGTGGGAATGCCTAAAAACATTTCGCCTTGACCAGTAAGTAGGTAGTTAGGATTTACATTATATGTAATCTGTAATTTACTTATTGTTTCTTTGGTTAAATTTGTGGGTTCGTTTAATTTTTCAAGTTTATCTATGTATTGCCTACTTATGCCAGTTTTTTCAGCAAGTTCAACCTTGCTTAAATTGTGGTCTTTTCTAATTGTTTCAAAAAGTTTTTTGTATGGCATAACTAAATGTTTCATATCTTTAAAAATAAAAATGTAATTTGCGTGTAAAATAGTATTGACATTATGTAATTTGTAGTTTACTATAGTATCAAGTTAAACACAGTATAACAAAAAGGTTAAAAAATGAAATCAGCTTTTTCAATCAGGGTAGACAAAAAATTAGTTGAAAAAATCGACCGGCTAGCTAAGAAAGAAAATCGTAGCCGTAACAATTATATTGAATACCTATTAGAAAAAAGTGTTTCAAAATCCGCCTAATATCCACAAGATATAACAAAGAAATTCCTAAGTCAAATACAAGAACACCCGCAGCGTTGTCGGGGCGATCAACAGCGCACAATATCATACTAAGACCCAAACACTCTTTACTCCGGGGCTAGCACGCTCACATAACACGATCACAGTTAGCCCCGCTTTTATTACAAAAAGGAGAACCCAATGAGAATAACAATTATTTTGATCTTACTGGTTATGATAGCAACTGGGTATAACCCGCCACAGCAAACAAGCATTAACGATTACCAGGTATTAGTAGAAATGAAGGGGTTATAAAAATGGACTGCAAGCACAAAGAAACATGCCGTCAATATTGGTTAAACACTGGAAGCAAAACACATTGCACACACTTAAAGACCTGCGTATGCAGTGAGCCAGTAAAGCAGGCATTGAATTTACAGCAAGGCAGATGACTCCCACGCCGCCCCCGTGCGGCCCTTTTCCTAAATCTCTGACAGGTTATAGGGATTTAATTAAAGGATAGCACAATGAATGTAAACTATGACCCTGCCGCAGAATGGAATAAGCACTGCGATTATCAGGAAAAAGCAGAAAAAAGATACATAGAAGAAAACCAAGCAAAGCAGGAAAATGAGCTTGAAAAATGGATGCCGAAGCTGATTAACTTCTGGAATAGGTTTTATAAGCAATCAAGCTGGAACGAGCGAGTTTTGTTGTGTATCTATATTTGCAACCATTACTACGGCAACCTAACTGTAAAACTAAGGGCTGATGACCTGTATGAAGTCCTTGATGAATTTCCCTTTGCTGTTGACGCCATAGATGATTTATTCAGTGAAGATTTACACCTTGCCGTGTTAAGGCTTAAAAATTGGATGGAGGAAATCGAATAATGACAGACCACATATTAAATTTATCGCTTCTGTCTGATTGTTACGCGATCAAGGCCATTGCTGAAAGAAATATTGAAATACTAACAAAGGAAATCGGCGTAGAAATAATAGAACAACATATGGAAAAAGAATCAGCCAAATTATTTGAGAACAACGACCACAGCAACAATTAAAGAGGGAAATAAATGGAATTTATAGCGTGCTTATTATGTCTGATAGCCGGATTCTTTGTTAAAGACCCTGTGACGGGCTGGCTGTCCGACCTGGAAGATAAAAAAGAATTAGAAGAATACTTTAGGAATAATTAAATGCCCCGTAGTGGGCGGAAAGAGGTAAATATGACAGGCACAGAAATTCAGGTACATTCAAATAATTTTATAGATAAGGTGGATGTACAGCAAATGAAGGCAACAATGACGAAAGTTGCCACACTAAGGGCTACAATAAAAAACATTTTAGTCGAGGGAACTGATTACGGAACAATACCAGGCTGTGGCGACAAACCAGCTCTTTTAAAGCCAGGTGCAGAAAAAACATTAATTGCGCTGGGTGTTTCATGTGAATATGAACTTGTAGAAAAAACTGAAAAATTTGATGATAAAGGCTTTTTTGCTTATACAGTAAAATGCTCAATATCACATAGCGGCAACAAGATAACGGAAGGATTAGGTCACGCTAACTCAAAAGAGCAAAAATGGGCTTTCAAATGGGTTACAGAAAAACAATTACCTGATGGTTTAGACAAAAATGCTCTTGAGAAAAAAGAATTTAAAGGGCAATATGGCTCGTATTTTAAATATAAAGTAGATGAAGATGCCAACTCTAAAGCAAATACAATATTAAAAATGGCTAAAAAGCGTGCACAGGTTGATGCAACTTTAGCACTTGCAGGGTTATCTGATATATTCACACAGGAAGATTTAGTTGACGGCAACGTAATTGACGTTGAGCCTTCAAAGCCAAAAAATGGCAATGGCAATACAAACCGCAATATCACAATGGCAGAAAAAGACGAACTGAAAGAAAAAATAGGAGCTTCCGAGTTTGCAAGCCTTATGAATGAAAACAAAGGTCAATTATCTTATAACAAATATCTAGAATTAATAGTTTAAGTAACCCCACCGGCGGGCGCGCCTGCCACTTACTACAATTAGAAGGAGAAGGAATATGAACTCATTAGGAAAAAGAACCAGAAAAGGCTATGAGGGAATAAGTGCATGGAAATTTAACCAGACTTATCCAATAGGAACAGAAATTAGATACTACCCTGTTACAGGCCAACCAAAATTTGAAGTGGGTAAAACAACAACAGAAGCATGGGAATTAGGTCATGGCGAGCCTGTTGTGACTACAGATATTATGGGGGGCGGTTTGTCCCTTGCTAATATCGAAGTGATTTAACCCCCGGCCGCGTGCGAGCCTGCTGAAAAAGGCAGGACTATTAGGCCACTTGGGACAGAGGTTGGCGGATGTCCTTCTTTAAAAAACCGCCTCCCCTTTGGGGTAACAATTAAATATGTTTTGGATGAGCGAGAAGGAAAACTGAATATGTGTGAAGATTGCAATAAATGCGAGTATAAGATTTATAACAATGCCCTGCACCGGGCTTTATACCTGTGCGCACCGGCTAAAATACAGCTAAATGTTGTTAGGTTGGCAGATAGATATATTACAGAAAAGCCATATTTAAGCGAGCCACGGCCTACTGATGATGATTTTGCAAATACGTTTGAGTTGGACACAGTTAAAAGGCTTTTTAAGCTGGAGGCGGGGGAGTCGTGAATAAATACGGAAACACCCGTATAACCTATCTAGGTAAGAACTTCGACTCTATGTCCGAAGCTGATAGATATTGCGAATTGCTTTGCATGCAGCGTGCGGGGGAAATTAAGGATTTAAAACTACAGCCACAATTTGACTTTCTAGAGAATGGGAAGCTTATATTTAGTTATTTTGCTGATTTCAGTTATACAGAAATAGCTAAAAACAAGTTGATTATTGAAGATGTCAAGGGCATGAGGACTGACACATACAAGCTTAAGAAAAAACTTATTGAATCAAGGCACAAGATAAAGATTACGGAGGTGAAAGCATGATAAATAACTGTGTATTAGAGGGATTCATTAGGACTTTAGAAGAAAAAAGTAACAATTATGGAGTTTTAGCTTATTTGGATTCTATAAAAGACTATTGGGAAAAGAAGCGCAAAAAAGAGAAGGTCAAAAAACCTGAACCAATGTTTACAGAGCCTTTTATAAAAGAAATAAAACGCCTTAAAGAGCTTATAGATTATTATTCAGGAACTGTAACAGTTGATAAAAAACTATTAAAAAGACATTCAGAGTTAAGTAACAACTTTATACAGGCGTGGAAGCTGTATAAGCAAAGCACATTTTAAAGGAGGCAACCATGACAGCATTTAACAAATATAAATGTAAAAATTGCGGAAGCACAGATGTAAAATGTCCGCATGGATGCGTATATTTACAGTGTCAGGCTTGCAATAACGACATAGCCCGGGGCGTGGGGTTTGAGATTATCAGGAAAGGAGAAAACCGGTGAGCGAAAAAGAATTAAGTTATGTTGATTTAAGGTCAATATGTTTTTCGGACTGGGCAAATGGTTGCGAGCATTTAACGGACGAATACAGGAGCTTTGAATGCAGGCACCCAAAGGCTGAAAAAGATGAGGACAAGGGTTATCCATATTGCATGGATTGTTATTGCCCTATGATTGACCACTTTGAGGAATACATAGATGAAGATCGTCCTGATCTCAGAATTATTGATTTAAAAGAACAAAACCAAGACCTTGAAGCCCAGCTCCAAGCGCAGGCGGCGGCATGAGTTATGATTTATGCCGGAATTGCGGGCAATGGGAATTAATGGAAGCTGGTGATCTTTGCGAGGATTGTTATAACGAATTAAACGGCATTGACCCTGATAACAACGAAGAAGAATAGGAAGCCCTAGCCGCGCGGCGGGGTGTGCGAGAGGAGAATATATGGCAAGAAATAGAATAATAAAACATCAATTGTGGGGAAACGAGCAATTAGCTGAATGTTCTTTTGGGGCAAGGTTATTATTCATCGGAATGCTTAACTTTGCTGATGACAACGGTCTTTTGAAGAATAGTCCTAAAAAAAATAAAATGAATGTTTTCCCGGCGGACAATGTTGACGTAGAAAAATTTCTTGATGAGTTAATTAAAAATAACCTTGTTACGATATACGAATCCAGCGGGCAGGAGTATATCTGGATTATTACATTCTCTGAACATCAGAGGGTAGATAGGCCTAATTTTACTTATCCACTCCCATCGGGCGAGTTATTAGGTAAATATGGCTATAAAACTTTAAGTAATTCGAAGATCATTCGAAGATCATTCGACGATCATTCGACGAATTTTGAACAACAGAATAGAACAGAACAGAATAGAATAGAATTATCCGACGAAGATGAATTTTTTAAAATAATTTTCGAATCAAATTACCATACTTTTGAAAATAGAGAAAAAGCCATAAAAGTCCTTTTGGGTAGTATTAAAAAAACGTACAAAAATGTCAATTTGGTTGAGATTGCTACAAAATTCAAGCATGCGAATGTGCCGCCCAACTGTAACAACGATAATTATATTTTAAAAATTGCAAGTAATTCTCAGGCAAAAGAAATAGTAAAGGATAATGGGAAATGGCAACTGCACGGATAGATTACGAGATAGAAATAATAGGAATGCTTTTAAATTGTCCTATTAATAGGAAAAACATTCTCGAATTTCTTAAGCTGTACCGTTTTGATAGTAATTGTCAAAAAATAATCAACGCAGTTAAAAGCCTTGAGTATATTGATGGCGGCGCTGTTATTGATTACCTTGAAAATAACAAACAATACAATGTAAAAATAGGAGATATAATAGCGCAAGCCTGTATGAATTACATAACATCGGCTAATTATTCCTCTATTTGTAAAAGACTTCTTGAAGGACAGCTAAAAGACAGTATAAAAAACGCTGAAACTATTGAAGATATAAGCCTCATAAAAGAACTTCAAAGTTTTATTGAGGAAAACACAAGCAAGGAAATATTTTCCCATATAGGCAAAGATGAGGATTCCGACCTTGAACACTATTGTAATACCTATGACAAGGTTATAAAGTCAGGCTTTAAGGAGTTAGATTACATAACCAAGGGCTTTTATGGCGGGGAGTATATCACAATAGCAGCTGCCACGGGTGCCGGGAAAACCGCCTTTGCTCTTAATTTATGCCGTAGAATAGTAGATCAGAAAAAAAATGTTTTATTTATATCCTTGGAAATGTCAAAAAGGGAAATAAGAAAACGTTTAAACTGTGCGGAATTACATATAAACTCTTTATTAGTTAGAGGTCACGAGCTTGGAGATAAGCAGGCCGATTACTTTAATAACCTTAATAGCTCTATAAATAAACTCCCAGTGTGGATAAATGACGAATATAATATAACTCTTAACAAAATAGAAAGCTATGCCAGGCTTTTAAAAAGACAGGGCAACTTAGACGTAATAATAATAGACTATTTAACTCTTTTACAAACCAGTGACCGCTTTAGGGATAAAAGAGAGGAAGTTTGTTATTTAACAAGAGGATTGAAGCTTTTAGCCAGAACCTTAGATGTTCCGGTGTTCTGTTTAGCACAGTTGAGCCGTGCGCCCGAGGCAAGATCAAACAAAAGACCAATATTAAGCGATTTAAAGGAAAGTTCATCTATAGAGCAGGATTCCGACTTTGTAATTTTCTTATACAGGGATGATTATTATAACTCGGAATCAGATAAAAAAGGCATTCTTGAGGCCGCAGTTGCAAAGGCAAGGGACACTATGACAGGAAATTTTGAGCTTAATTTTGTTAAAGAATATCAGCAAATTTTAGATGTAAATAAGCAATTTTGGAAATCAAGCAAATGAGAAAGACACTACTACTAGCATTTTATAATATGTTACTGCATGAACTGCCAGAGATGAGGGAATTTCTATTAAAAAGAGTGGAGGAAATACGCAATGCAACATACGTTTAACCCGTATCAAAATGAAAAGAAGGCAGAACAGAAAAGTATAGAAGAATTAAACGTCATAATAACGCAGCTTAAATGTAAGTGTGAGGCGTTGCAGGCAAAGATAAACACGTTAGAGAAGTACAAAGCATAGGAGGCACGGCGCACGATGAAAGCAAGTGAAGCTTTGAAAATATCACAACAAAATAAAACAAATTTATCAAACAAAAACAAAGATGAATCTAAGTTAAAAACTATCTATAAATTAATTAAAAAGGCGGCCAGTAAGGGTAGTACAAGTATTGCGTATTCGCCATGGATGAGCATTAATATGTGCGAAGCATTAACAGAACTTGGTTATAAAGTAAAAAATTCGCCTAAATACAACAGGTACTCAAAAGAAGAATACAAACCTTATCTTGGTAGCCATGAACACACATATAGAACAATAATTTCTTGGGATACAGTTTAATTTAACCGCCCCCCGTGGGCAGGAAGGAAAAGAGAGATGAACGAAATAAAAACAAGACCACTACCAAGGCAAGATAAGCCTTATGAAATCTTTGTTATGAGTGAAGATAAAGAATCACAGTTAATAGGCAGGTACTTATGCGGCGAGTGCCATCAGCAACATTTTCAATATAATTTGGCCGATGAATGTTGCAAAGATAGATTATGCAAGGTCTGCAAAACAAATATGGGGAAAAAGTGGGGTTCTTCAATTTGTTCTTCATGTTGGGAAAAGCAAAAAGAAGAAAAAGCTGAAACTGTAGAATACGCAGGTCAGGTTTTGGCTGATATAGATGGAGATGATTATTTCTTTGATATTGGGGAAGCCATAGACAAATACATTGATGAATATCAAGAAAATACAGAAGATGCTCCTCAATATTTATATGTTTGTAAAAAAAATAAATGGGAAGGTATAGATATTGATTCTGTCGTGGAAAATGAACTTGAAGACCATCATGAAGCTGCTTGTGATTACATTGTAGACAGACAGGGATTATATGATTTTGTGAAAAATTGGAATGAAAAGCAAACCCTTGAAAGTTGGACAGTGGAATACAAGCAAAAAATAGATTTTCATAAAATTCTTGCGGAAGAACTAAAAGAAGAGCCGGTCAGCTAATGCGCCACCGGCTGTGGCTGGGGGGGTATTTAATTAAATACCACGCCGGGGATTTTAAAAGGTTGTTTACGTGGATGGTTAAGGAGATGAAGGAAAATGACTAAAACATACGACATAACACAGAAAAGCGAGCTAAATACTTATTTAACACCAGAATTTATTTACAAGCCTATTATGACGTTTGAAAACATTGAAAGATTTGATTTTGATGTTTGTTGTTCAGAGCCTAATATACCAGCTTTTTATCATATTACTATTTATGGTGGTTATTATTATAAAAATAGTAATCAGCTACAAGATAGAGATTGCGGACTAAAAACGAAGTGGTTATATACTTGCTGGATGAATCCTCCATTTAACGAAGCTGATAAATGGGTTAAAAAAGCATATAAAGAAAGTCAAGGCGGGGCGCAGGTGTGGGCTATCTTGCCGCTACGCCCGGAAACAGTATATTTTAGGGATTACATTTTTAATAACCCTGATTGCTTCTGGGTGAGCCTGACTAAAAACAAAAACTTAGGATTTTTACATCCAGAAACAAAGCAATTTATGGGGCAGTTTGCAAAGCCGCTGTGCCTTGTTTACTTTGGCAAGGGCGCCAAGGAAAAAGCTATTAGATGGGCTTCTGAAAACCCGATTCCTGGAGTAGTACATTTTAAGCTTGGAGGCTAGCCATGCGTGACCGGACAAACTTTAAAAACAACCAGCACAAGGACAAGCCCAGCGGTGCGGCGGAGCAGGCAATATACGACCTGATCAGGCGCATGTCATACGGAGTGGGAGGCTTTGATAAAGAAGTTAGCGAGAAACGGAGGGTTAAGAAGTGAAATATGGGGATATACATTAATGCAAGGGAGGCAGGAATACAAAGAAAGAGCGGGCTTTCAGGGAAGGACTTTTCATAAAGAGCGCCGCTGGTCAAAACAAGCTATAGACTGCTACAGTAGAGGTTGTCGCTGTGCGGGGTGCGACTTATCACATTTTGAATTTCATTCAATAAAAAGATGTGAGCTTAAATACACAGTTATTGAACTTGTTAGACAGCTAGGCAGACCGCCGGAAATTAAATTACTTAATAATATGGAGGGTTAAGGAATGGGGATACTTACAACCAGAGAAAAAGATTATCTTTTATGTTTACTAAAAGGCTATAGCAATAAAGAGATACAAAAGAAATTATTTGTAGCGGAAGGTACTGTTTATCCTACTCTGAATAAAATTTATGAGAAGTTACAGGTTTCTAATACGAATAACGATAAAACCTCTCCAAGAGTTGTACTTATAAGGCTTATTAAAAAAGCCTTGAAACTGCAATACATAACTATAGAGGATTTTTTAAGCGAATAATGTCTATAATTGATTATTATTGTTTATAAAGTCTGTTAAAATAATAAAATACCATCCTGTTAATGGGATTTGCTGTTCTAGTTAACGGCGGGGATGGTTAGAACCTGGAAGTACCAATATCCTTTACAGGACTTCGATAGCCAGAGGGGAGGAGTTTATTGTCTGATTTCAGATGTCACCGGCAACCCATGAGGGAAACAAGGTATATTCAGACCGCAAGCAAAGAGTTTCCCAGTAGGAAGGTAAGAAAATACGAATGCGTTGTCTGTGGGAGTATGAGGCTCAGAAAAGACCACGTTGACGCAAGAGGTAATAAATTTACAAGGGATATAGTAGTCCACGAAATAGCATTTCCTGAATGGTTAGAAATTCAGTTTGAATGCACAGAGGAACATCAAGAATCATTTAAACAAAAAAACCTTGATGTTTACGGAGAAACTAAGCAAAACGAAGATGGAACATACGAACACGTTTCAAAGTATGTGGAAACAGACAGGAAGCGGGCAACGGAATATCGGGGAGAAGGTAGAATCAAAGAGCCAGTAACAGCGCATACGATTTTGGTAGGTATATAAGGAGGAGAAAAATGAATTTACAGCCACATCCATTAGATATTTTAAATAAGGCACGCCAATATGACACGGGGGCGGCACAGGGTCCATTTGTTCCTTATGAGTCTTGCGAACAGGATTTATTAAAGCTCAATAAAATGGTAAAGCAAAAAAATTTAAACCCTGAATTAATAAACAAAGAAATATATAACAATCAGTTAGCAGAAATATTTAAAGGATTAATGCTTGAACATACAGAACTCACAACCAGTAATAAGAGCAATTAAGCAGGCGGGCGCCTACGTGAACCCGGTGCCATACATCCCAAAGTTAAAACCTTTGGAGTGCCAGCCGCTGCGGGATAAAAAGATAGATATTAAAGGGTAAGGAAGCAGGAGGAGAATATGAAAAAAGTAATTAAAGCATTAAAAACAATAGTAAATATATCAATAAATGATATAGCTAAAGAAAAACATTATGGATTTAAGGTAGATTTTGGTGAAGAAGTTTATAAAATTGCAAGAGTTTATGTTGATAAACAAAACTTTTATACAGCAATTTGTTTAAACAAGCCTGGTTTTGCTTATGGATACGTAAGCTATAAAAATTTAGAAGATTTTGTAAATTTTGTAATAGACAAAGACTTGGAAGTTTTTGAATTCGATTCTTTAGTTGAGCTATGTAATTATTTTGAAATAAAGTAACCACAGGAGTCCGGGCGGTGGTGCGTTTAATTTTTGTGCATTTTGATATGTGCTGTATATGGTAAAATCTCTAAGTTATTTATGTCGTTATCATGTGGTTTTTTATTTTTATGATGTATTATATATCCCTCTTTTATAACGCCATTGTGGATAACCCAATTAATTTTATGTTCGCTTAACATTGTTTTTTTATAAGTTATATAAATATACCCGTTTTTAGTTTTGTATTTTCTGCCCCTTTGTTTATAAATTAGTGCTAAATTTTTATTTCCTTCCTCAAATATTTTTTTATTTAATACTTTTTGGAGTTTGTTTATTTTTTTATCTTTTTTGGGTTTTAATTTTTTTTCTTGTTCAATTTTTTTAATAATTTTATCTTTTACGCTATTTTTATTGTTCCCAAAAATATATTGAACATTACTTTTATTTTTTTGTTCAGATAATAGTAATTCACGAAAAACGACAAGTTCTTTTTCTAATTCATTCATATAGCAAATATCTCTATCCATCTATTGTATTCCTTTTTCTTTAATGTAGTTTTTTATCATAAAAACCAATTGACTTGATGCGGTTCTATGGTCAACTTCCTTAGAAATTTTTTTAAACTTATTCCATAAAACTGAATCAATATCAAAATTAGCACGTATAGATTTTGACATGAGGCACCTCTTGTTTTTAATATTATAATTTTACTCAAATAATACTCAAATATCAAGTATTTTTTTTGATAAAAATATTTAGATAAAAATTTTTACGAAAATCGGAAATTAATAAATTTGCAATTTAAACCAAACTTTAAAAAATCGAAAATTCACACCACGCAGGAAGCTCAGGAAGGCCGTTTTAATTTTAGCGGTGGGGTGAATTATCCTAAAGTAAATAAACAAACAAAAAGAGCATATTAGGGTATTATCGGACAAAAAATAAAAAAAGATACGAATGTTTAAAAATCGTATCTTTTTTAAATTTAAAAGTATTATAACACATATTTATTACCCCGTCGAGAGAACCCACTCTTTTCGGCGGCTCAGAAATCACGGCGCAAGCCATCAGGGAGGCGCAGGCTTCCCTTGTACTATTTCCACTTCACAAATAGGATCTAGTTATCCCCGGAACGCCTCTGAATATGCGCACCAGCCGGGGAGTTAGATTATTTATTAAAATCCAGACAGACAGGCATATAGTAGACAGAAAGTAAAAAGAAAGAAGGTAAATTATGATTTTTAAATTAGTCCAAACAAATTACAGCCCATTGCAGAAAAAATTTGAAGCTAATGTAGAGATAGTAATAGATAATATCACAGAGTATCAGTTAGCAAAATGGGTTAAGGTTGAAACCCATGAACATTATAAAAATATTTTTGAAAGCCAAAACCCGCGTATCCCTTGTTACTTCAATCAACCATCGCAAATATTTGAAAATGGGACTCCGTCAGAGTTGTTTAAGCCTTTTGTGGTTAATGGTTTAAGTTATAAACGTAAGGGAGAAGACTACCACGACCACATTTATTTTGATTGTGAAGCTTTTTTAATGAACGATGAAGGCAAAACAATTGAAAGACTAACTCCAACAAATCCAGCGGCCTATTGTATAGGTTAATTTAGTTGTCTGTCTGTCTTGGGGTAATTATGAAAAAACTAAAGGCAATAATTAGATTAATATTTTTATTAACTGAGGCAACTATAGGTTGCTTAAGATTTATTTTATTGAGTAATTACGAAATACTAGCAATAAACTGGGAATCAAAGAAAATCCGGGAAACTCGTAGAAAAGAAAGAGTTAAATACTTAGAAGATTTATATAAAAAATCGTGACCTATCTGGATACTGGCGTTTAAAAGTTATCGAACTACAGAGCCAGCGCAAGCACGAAGGGAGCGGGTTGTAATTAAGTCTAATAGTTTGCAGTGTACAAAATCTAAATAGGATATGACCGGCAAGGCAGTACCGAAGCGGTGGAGCAAGGTATTCAAAGTGTAAGCCCTTGTTAGGGACAAAGGAAACAATCCACATAAACTGAGTATCCGTAATTATTAGGCTAAATTAGGTAAATAGCCCGCCGGCGCGGGGCGAGGTGATAGGATGGCAAACTGGGCAAGGATTAAAATAGGATATTTGGAAGGCAAAAAGCCCATTGAGCTTGCTAAAAAATACAAAGTGAAAGCTCAAACTATTTCCAATAAAGCTTACGAAGAAGACTGGAAAGTAGAAAAAAGTAAAATACAAGAAGAAATAGCAAATAATTACAAGACAGAGATAGATGAGCTTGTAAGTATTTCTCTGCCTGAGTTAAAAAAAATAATTGAAATGGATACGCTGTCAATAACCCAAGAAGGGGCAATAACAACTGTAAAAACAGCAGACAAAATAAATGCAATTAAAGCTGTGCTGGATATATCAGGGTTAAAGAGCGAGAAAAAAGAATTAAGTGGCACTATAAATACAGCATCATTTGCTGTTGAAATTGTATGAAATTTTATAAAAAATATAAACCATTACTTGAATTAAATAATTCAAAATTTAATGTAATAGCTCTGACTGGCGGCCGTGGCTCGATGAAAACAGGCCACGCATTGAGGGGCGTGTTGTTATGTTCTACTCAGGCAAAAAAGAAAACTTGTTTTTTCAGGGAAACCAAGGAGACATTAAGCGATTCACTGAAAGCTGAATTAGACGGGATAATAGAAACCGAATTCCCCAATAGGGGGTTTTCTTCTACTAATGACGCAATTCGCCACATTAATGGCTCTTATATGTTTTTTAAGGGCTTGAAAGAAATAAACACAGCAGCCATAGAAAATCTTAAGGGCATAGCTACAACAACAGACTTTTTTATAATTGACGAGGCACAATCGGTATCACAAGCAGTTTGGGATGTACTTATCCCGACATTAAGGAAAGCCGGCTGTGTTCTGCTTGTGATATACAACAGAATAGATGACTCTCTTCCGGTTGAGGATTCGCTGTTTCTGGACTATGAAGCAATGAAGGCTCCAGAAGGCACTTATTTTATAGAGGTAAATTATCCCGAAATACAGCATTTAGGTTTACTGAGTTCTCAATTTATCCAAAGAGCTGAATTACTGAGGCAACATAAGCCAGACAAATATGAACGGGATTATCTTAATAAGCCTAAAGGCGGAAACCTTAACACAGTAGTAAAATATTTTAACAAAACCAAGCACATCAAAGCAGTTAATTACTATCCTTCCGAGCCGCTACATATATCCTGTGACTTTAACGTCGATCCTATGTGCTGGGTGTTAGCTCATACGAACGCCAGCATAACAGGAGACATCAAGAACCCTGCTACAAAGATATACTTTATTGATGAAATAGTGGTAGAAAATACCAACGTTAGGGACACGGCAAGAGAGTTTCTTGAACGTTACGGATTTCATAAGGGCAAAATAATAATAAACGGGGATGCTTCCGGAGATAATAGGGACGCAGGCAGTGACAAAACCAAGTTTGTCCAGTTAAGAAATATTCTTTTTGATTATGGATATACAAATATAAGAGTTGATATAAAAGAGGGTAACCCCCGCAAGGTAGCACGGTTTGATGCATTTAATAACAAAATGCTGACTGATGCCGGCGAGATACAAGTTTATACCTCTCCTAAGTGCAAATGGCTTATATACAACTATCAAAAACTGTGCTTTAAACCGGGGACGTCAGTAGTTGATAAGCCAACACAAACCATATTAAGCAACGACCCGAATAGTAAATTTTTAGAACACATCTTTGATGCGGCTAGTTATCCAATAGAATACTACTGGCCAGTTAGAGATACAAGAAAGTTTCCAGAATCACAAGAAGAACTAAGTATACAAGAACAATTTAGCAAAAGCGGGAGGTAATCATGAATTTAGAAATCCTTTTATCAATGCATTTTGACCCACTCATTGTCGAGCTTGTAACCGATAATCAATCTTATAGAAAAATAATTGCAACACTAGGGGAAAAAGAAGTAACAGAACTAAAAGGACAAGATTTAAAAGATTTATTATTTTACGTTTATAACTTAAAAAGTGGCAGAGAGCCAGAAAGGATATTAAATGAAACTTAGAAAAAAATTATTAACAATAGCGTTATTGGCGTCATTACTTGCGCTTCCAGCTATTGCGGCAAAAAAAGCATTAACAAATTTTAGTGATTACACCAGCGGGCGGCCTGATGTGTCCAGAACTTTTTCAGCGGTTGATGATGCGATAACAGCTCTTACCGTATCAACAACTCCAGGAAACGACACAGTAACATCTGCTAAAATAGTTAACGGCGCAATACTTAACGCAGACATTAACGCTTCAGCAGCAATTGATTTCAGCAAATTTGCAGCTTTATCTTCAGGTAATTTACTTGTGGGTAGCGCCGGCAACGTGGCAACATCGGTTGCTTTATCTGGAGATGGTACTTTAAGTAATGCCGGCGCTTTGTCCGTAACTGATTTAACTATATCAGGCGAAGCACAAGGCGAAATACTTTACAATGATGGCTCAAATTGGGTTTCTTTAAATGTTGGTACTGCCGGTTATTCATTATTGACAAATGGCGCAGGACAGAACCCGTCATGGGGAATACCTACATTAGCAACAACTTCTAATTTTAATAACACAATTACCGCCGAAGCTGGGGCTAGTGACTATACTTTAGATTTTGGGACAGCTGGTGGAGCTTACACTTTAACAGTTCCGGCGGTAGGTGGAGCTAGAACATTTGCATTTATAAATGAAACTCAAACATTCACGGCAGCTCAAACGCTTCCAAATACTGGATTACATTTACTTGATACTAACGCTTCTCATGATCTCGTTATAGTTCCTGGGTCTGATTTAACAGCAGACAGGAACTTAACAATTACTACCGGTGATGCAGCTAGAACAATTACTCTGGGTGGCGCAATAACTACAACGGGTGATTTAATAACAGTGGGTGATGATTCGCTTACCTTTACTACTGGTGGTGCTACTGATGTAACACTTCCTACAACTGGAACACTAGCAACCCTCGGTGGTATTGAGGCAATAACTGGAGTAAAAACCTTTACAACCCCCAAGTTAGAGGGTGGCGCAAATGACACAACTATTACAGCTGCTAACCAGACTAATGCAGCAGCCGTAGCTACAATTCCCGATATTGGGGATGCAGCTGATAATTTTGTAATGGATAATACGGCAGCAACAATAACTCTTAAAACAGTAGATGCGGACTCTAATACAATATCAAATATCAATGCAGATGAGCTTGACCCGATAGCAATTGGTAATTATGGAGTTAAGGGCGTATTAACATACAATCTTACCAATCAGGCAGCAGCGGTAAACATTTACAGTTCAAATGCTCCTTTTAAATTCCTTATAACCAACGTTCATTCTATTTCAACCAGTGCAGACGGCGGAACTTGGAAATTAAACAACGGAGCAGGCGGTGCAGGAACTGATGTTACAAATGCTGTAACAGTGGCAGCAAGTGCAGATGATATTGATACTCCATCTGATATAACATACGCAGAGGCAGACATTGCGGCCAATGGCTCTTTGTCTATAGTCCCAGACGGTGGCGGCGTTCTGGATTGTATTATATTTATTGAGTTTATCAGAATAGACTAACTTAAAAACTTAGGGGCGGAATCTGCCCCTATCCTTTTGGGTTAACAGGAAAAACAAATGCCTAACGAGCTGATACAAGAGCAAAATATAATAGAACTTAATAACGAGTTGGAAAGCAAGCTAGTGCCTTGGATTACCACTCATTATACTCAATGGATGGAAGACTTACAGCCTCACGTTAATAAGTTTGACGAGTTATTTAAGCACATATTTATTGATACCGCCACTGACGAAGTAAAAGATGATAAAGCGTATATTATGCCCGGCATCTATAAACGGTTTATGACTTATATAGCTCACATGGTATCAAATGTTTATCCAAGTCCGGAAGCATCTTTTGATGTACAGGGCGAGGATTTTTTAAGCTCAAAGTCTGTAAGTAAACAAAAATCTTTACTTGCAAAAGAACTTAAAAATATGGATTACTACCAGATAATAGCGCAATACCTTTTTTATCGAGCACTAAAAGGTGAAGTAGTCAGGTATATTACCTGGGAAAAGAAAACCAAGAAAGTCCGCAGAAAATTAAGCTTCTTAGAAAAGCAGTACAATAAAATAGCTTCTTTGGTTGGAATGGAGTCAAACAAAGAAAAATTTAAAATTGTTGAGGTTCCGGCGTATGAGGGTTGCAAAATAACGGTAATTGACCCGCACAAATTTGTATTTGACAAAAACCAAAAGTATGATTGGGTAAACTGTCCTAAAATATACCCTACGTTAGCTACTTTTGAAGAAATAAAACAAAATCAGGCATATAGCAATTATGAAGAATTAGAGTCCTTAGAAAATCAATCCGGGCATGAGAAAGAAACTGAAAACTCTACCCCTGTTGCTGGTGAAAATATCAGTACACAAGATGGCAAAATAGTTCTTTTGCATTTTTGGGGAAGCCTAAAACTTGATGATGGCACCGTGTTGACTGACTATTATATCGTATTGGCCGGGAACAAAAAAATCATACGATTTGAACCTAACTCTTATCCATTCTGCCCTATTAGAAGGTCGTCATTTCTCGACAACCCAAAGACAGGCCGGTCAATAAGTATGTTTGATTGCGCAGTTCCCCTTAATCAATACAATTCTGAACTTTTTCAGGATGCGCAGCGCTGCGCTGGGCTTGTGGTAGACAGGCCAAGCTTTGGGCCAGAGGGATTACTGCCAGAAAAACAAATTGAAATAAAGCGGGGCATGTATATTGGCCTAAAAAAAGATTCCCTAACTGACGGCGATATTGAATTCATGGATTATGCTCCAGGATTAGCAGCCATAGTAAATCTTATGCCTATAAGCAACCAAGAAATAGAATCCGCAACAGGTATATTTGATAATATGCTAGGGCAAGACGTAAGTGGCGGTAGGACTGCAACTGAAATGTCAATGGTAGGCTCCGGACAAGAGAAAAGAATGCTTAACGAGGTTAAAGACTTCACCCGCGAGCTTATTATAAAAGATATTGAGGATATAGCTGAATTAAACGCAGGATATCGCATTGAGCCTGTGCCCGTAAGAACTGCAAAGACTGGCGGGTTTGGCTTCGATATGATTAAAGAAGAGGACTGGCTGGGCAATTATTCGTATTCATACGGCGATGCTCTCAGCACGCTAGATAGAAAGCAAAAGCTCAATGAAAACATGTCTATTCTTAAAGAGTTCTTAATGCTTCCACCCATACAAGCCGAACTTGGCGGGGGGATGCTGGAGCTTCTTAAATGGACATTAGAACAGATGGGAATGGATAATGCAGACCAGCTCATTGAAACAATGAGACAGGAAACTCAGGCCAAAATGGGAGGTATGATAAATGGACAACCAGGACAAGTACAGGGCCCTCCGATACCAGGAATTGATCCAAATGGAGGGATGGAAGTCCCTCCGGGAGCAATGCCAGAAATACCAGCTGGATCATATCCGCAAGGATTCTGATGCTATGGACTATTTAGCAGGCATGAACAAGGTATTTAATATTATTGATGATGAAATTGAAAAATTTAAAAACAAATAAAGGGGAATATTATGAAAAAGAAAGCAGCTAAAAAAGCTCAAAAATCAAATGACAAAATGCCGATGATGCCTAAAGAGAAAATGATGATGAAGCAAAAACAGATGAAAAAGAATATGGGGAAATAGTTTTTTACCGCATCTCTGTCATTATAATAGGCAGCGTAAAGCAAGTAATAGTAAATAAAATTACAAACCATAGAGCAATAAGTTGTGAGATGTCTTTTTCTTGTTTTTTAATTTCATTTAGACTTAATGATTTATATTTATACCCGTAAGTTAAGCTATTATTTGTATTTGTTATGACTGGCATTAAAGCCGCCATAAACCCATTGCTCATCACCGCACCTCAGTTATTTTTTTAAAAATTTTGTTATTCCAAGTTTTTCTAAAACATCTTTTTTATAGTTTTTATCAATTTTTGCACGTTCATAAACTAAATTAACATAATCTATATAAGGTAATTTTAAAGTAGTTATTTGCTTATAAGTATTCATAACTCACCTCTCATCTAATAATTATAAGCAAATAGCCCTGAAAAAATAGGGGATATTAAACATAAAAATAAATAAGGAGTAACCATGTCAGACGAACTAAACGTACCGCCTACAACCGTGGACGCTACACCAGCGGACAACTCAGCGCCGGAGCCTGTGGAAACAGACAACTCACAAAGCGCAGAGCCCGCTAAAGCTGAACCGGCAGAAAGTACAGAACCAACGACAGAAACAAAACCGGAGCCAAACCCAGTAGTTAAAGAATTAGGCGTAACTGAGGAACATATTAAAAAATACTACCCCGAAGGAATGCCTGATAGCTTAAGTGACGCAGAAAAACGCTTGATTAAATCAAGCTATAACTCTGAGAAAATGGCTCATGAAAAAGCTCAACGACTTGCTGAAAAAGAAGCGAAAGAGAAAGAAGCAGAAGAAAAGCAAAAGGATACTGTATTAGAGTCACAGGACACAGAATTAAAAACAGTATATCAAGGACTTAAGCAACAGTTTGTATCTGAAAAAACCCAAATATTGGAATTTATCAGGCAGAAGCAACCGTTTACATACACTGATGATCAAGGCAATCAATATACTGTAAGCCCTACGCAAGAAAATGCAGAGCAGTTAAAAGAATATTTTATACAGGAATATGCTGCAAAGTCCTTAACCGTGGATAGAAATTATCCAGAAGCTGCTAAGAAAATTGCTTCTGAAAAAGCTAAAAGAGAACGGGAAAAAAGCAATAAAGGTTATGAATCATTTATGACTGAATCCGCTAGTGTCCCCGAAAATAAGCAAGTGATCGAGTTTTACAAAAACGTTATGCCGTATGAACCAGAACTGACAAAGGACATCCTTAAATCATACGATGCATACTATCATGCAAGAAAGAAAAGGGAAGCTGACACCGAAGAAGCAGCCGCCGCGCATAATGAGGATGTTAATAAACTTCCACAAATAACAACGGGAGCCAAAACAACCAGTGCTTATGCCGGAATCCCTCGTACTTGGAAAGAAATCCAAGTAAAAGCATCTAAAGATCGAGCATGGTATGCAAAAAACCAAAAAACAATCGACGAAATGGACGCAAAAGGATTATTAAAATAAAGGAGAAAACGCAATGTCAACACAATCACAAACCACACAAATGAACGTTGCCATCCCGGTAACAACTCATAGATTCTTATATGATTTTGACCTTCACGGTGGAGCTATAGGAGCTATTGAAATAGCAGACGGCTTCTTGCTGCCTGGGGAATATATTAAACAGGCATATGTTGAAGAAGTAGTTGGAGATAACCCGACTTCGGGTGGTTCCGCGACTATAGCCATACATGTTTCTCAGGCAAACGACGTTTTAACAGCAACTGCCTATAACGATGCGGTGTTCACTGGTACTTTTGGGGCGGGTGCTCCTGTTGATACAGCAGCAAGCTTTGTTAAAAACACCGGAACAACAGCTCTTGATTTAACTCTTACAATAGCAGACGCTGCACTAACAGGCGGCAGTTTCTATATTAACGTAGTTAAGACAGGTCAAAGAGACTAATTAAGTAATTTATAAACAAAATGCCCCTAACGACAGGGGCTTATTTAGTATGCAAAATTTACGAAAGGAAAAACAAAAATGGCAAGCACAACTTATAATTTTATACCGGAAAAGTGGAGTACAAAACTTGACTTTAACCTTTATAACGATTCTACAATGTTGAAACTTGTAAATACTGACTATGAAGGTGATGCCAAGAAAACCGATACAGTGTTTATAAGAACACCTGGCACTGTGGCACAAGGAACTTATGCAGGGTCTATTACTTATGAAAACCTATCCCCAACAAAAACATCATTACTTATTGACCAGTTTAAATACGCCGCATTCAAATGTGACGATATTACCGAGGCTCAATCTGATGTTAAAGTTCTTGAATCTCATATTGAAGAAGTAAGGGAAACAAGAAGACTAACCGTTGATACTCATTTACAGACTCATTATGCTGACGTCCCAACAGCAAACCAAGTTGACCTACAGGACGTAGGCGGCGGCGGTTCAGATGGTGATGGTATTGTACTTGATAAAGACACAATGTACGAGGCTTTCCCCATCCTGAAAAGAAAAATGGCAAGATCAAAAGCTTTTCATAAAGCCGCAGGCACTCCTTGGATTGTAGTACCTCCAGAGGTTACGGAAAAACTTGTGCAAATGCCTGAGTTTTTAAACCTTGAAAAACTAGGAGAAAAAGCAGTAGAAAAAGGAATGGTCGGAATGGTGTCAGGGTTTGAAATTTATGAATTGAATAACCTTGTAGCAGTAAACTCAAAATACTACTGCCTGGCAGGAACTAAAAAATCTATTACATTCGCGCATCAGATTAAAAAGATGGAGACTATCAGACTTGAAGGGAGCTTCGATACAGCTATCAGGCTTCTTGATGGTTTTGGCTCCAAGGTAATAAATACATCAAGATTAGGGCAAATTATATTTGCTGCGTAATAGTAAATGGGAGGGCTTAAGCCCTCCCTCTTTTAAAAGGAGGAAAAATGACAACTTTAAAAAAAGAACAAGACAGATTTATTGATGACATCGAAAAGGAGGAGCAGGGCTTTGACGAGCTTGTAGAGTCGGAATCCGAAATGCCGGAAACGATTACTATAAAAGATATTAAAAAAGTTCCCCGTGGAGACAAGTGCCCTGATGGAGAGCTTTTCTCGGAAAAAACAGTGTGGAAAGTTTTTCATGTAGGAAATAAAAAACTATCTTTTATGAATGGGTTAGGCGTTGATGCTAAATTGTCCAACAGGGACGACATAAGAAAACAGTTTTGGAAGGGAGAAATATCTTCATGCAGTATTCAGAATATAAACGCTGATACTACTTACAGGATTAAATTTGAATATTACGAGGATTATGCTGAATAATGGCAACTAATTACAGTACAATATTAAACAATGTATGTATTTTATCAAAGGAAACTCAGCCCAGCACATTTGCATCAACGGCCGAGCCATATCCTGAGTTAAAAAAATACATTGTTGATGTATTAGGGGATATCTGCCAGTCCCATGACTGGACATTTTTAGAAAGATCTTATGATCTTTCAACAGTCAGCGGTACACGGGAGTATTCCTTGCCTGGCGATTTAGAATTGAAAAATATCTTAGCTGATGGAGTGAGGCGTGCAAGCTGGACGCCTCCACTCTATTATGTGCAGGATAGTATTTTAGATCAGACTGTATTAACCTCAGGCGCGCCTATCAGGTATTCAGTATTTAACAATCAGTTAATCCTTGACCCCACACCCGACGCTGCTTATACCATTACTATAAAATATAGGACAAATTATTACGCCTATGCAGTTACTTCTGTAGATGCAGATTCCGCAAGCGCGCAGGCGCAATTAAACATTGCTGCCACAACGGGAGCAGAAGCCAATGGGTATGTGTTAATAGGCAGCGGCACCGCCCGTCGGGAAGAAGGCCGCATAAGTTCTTTTAATGCAAGCAATTATTTAACCTTGTCCAGCAATTTAGCCTATACCCACACTTTAGCACAGGCCGACCCTGTTTATATTTCCAGAGATACGTTATCAGATTCAACAGATATAACACTAATCCCTGATAGATTTATAAAGGCCATAGAGTACGGAGCAGCGGCGGCGTATCGTGGCAATTTTAGACCGGATGAAAAATATGCAATTTTAGAGAGAAAATACCAGGATTATTTAAAAGACCTACGAGCTTCTGACGGGTTCGGGGATGATGCCTATCCCTCTTTAGTAGTAGGAAGAAATAACAAGAACGCAAACAGGATGTTAATTGATAGTTTTAGGTTGGCGGGCAGGTAATGGACTTTCAAACCACTAATATAACCGGCATTATTTATACAGATAATGACGATAGTCTTCCGCAGTCGAAAAAGGAAGTCTGTCTTTATGACGGCTATAATGTGGAATTTTATCGGGGATTAGGCACTGGAACTTCTAAAGGTACCACACTTTTGGGGGATGTGGGCGCTTATATCATTAGAGGCGGAGCTGAGTACAATTATTCAGCAAGCGCAAAGGTATGTGTTGTTAATGCCAGCGATGGCAAAGCCTATCATTTTAATGTAGGGACAGGGACTTTTACAGAAATTACTACAGGGTTTACCACTACAGCTAAGACCACTTATGCCGAAATGGACGGCTCTATAATAGTAAACGACGGTATAAACGACGCCAAAAAACTAACATATAACGGCAGTACGTGGGCAGTAGCCAGCCTAGGAACAACCTCTCAAAGAGGCTTGGCCATGACTGTATGGAAAAATAGGCTTTTTATAGGTTCATCAACAAGCGCAACTCTTTATTGGTCAACACTTGGGGATAATGCAGACTGGGGAACCACGGGAGCTAATGGGGCCGGGTCTAACAGCAATTTCTTTAATGACTCTACTCCAATAACAGCCTTAATAGAGTGGAACGATCTTTTATTAATTTATAAAAAAAATAAAATATATTTCATCCAGGGGGGCACAGATCAAAATGAATGGATATGGGGGCAGTTCTCGGCTTCTGTAGGCTCGCCTTCGCCCAATGGAACGGCTAACTATTTAACTGAGCATTGGATGTTTGACAATGACCTACTTGCAATTGGTGCTTTCGGGAAAGATGGGGAAACTAAATTAAATGCAGAATATTCAGACGATATAAATGAAGACTTTGAAAACCTTGTATCACCTGAAAACGTAAAACTTATTCCGTATCACAAAAGAGATCAGTTAAGATGCTATGTAACGTATTCCGGTGATGATTATATTAAATATTGCTGGATATATTGTTTTACAAAAAAACGTTGGTTTTTAAAGAAATACCCACATAATATTACCACTGCTTTCTTATATGATGGCGATATTTACATCGGAACTGCTGCTGGGGAAGTCCTCAAGGATGACGACGGAAACACTTTTAATGGTACGGCTGTAGAAAATTTAATGTTGCTGCCCTTTCTTCATTTTGGCTATCTTAACTGGGAAAAAGAAGTGTCCGAAATTTTACTAGGACTAGACAGGCTCAATACAACAAACTTTACGTTTAGGGTCAGGTATAACAATGAATCAGACGGAGCCTACACTGAAAAAGAATTTAGCATAACCGGAGCCGATGACCTTATCTGGGGAGAAGGCAACTGGGGAGAGAAAAACTGGGCGGCTTCTGGTGTTGCAAAAGCAATATTCAGGCCAAATAAAAGATTTGAAACCATTCAAATAGGGTTATATAGCAACGGTGTAGCAGACAGGTTTATGGTCAGAAGCCTGTTAATAAAAGATATAGTAGCGGCAACATAAAGGAATAATAATATGGCTTACAAATGGGCAGCAGATACATTTGACCCCTTTGGTTTTTTTCACGACAGTATATGGATGCCTGGCGGAAGCGAAGGGCGGTCTATGTGGGATGGTAAATCTCCAGAGCAAGCATTAGCGGCAAGAAAGGGGAATAACGGTATGCCTTTTTACGAACCTCCGCCATTTATAGGCGGCTCTTTTTACCGTAGTGGTGAAAAACTGGCAGATGTTCAGAAGTCCGGCAATAACATTGATGTAACCTATAATGAAACGCCTGAACAAAAGAATCAAAGGCTTTTTAGGCAGGGGAGTATTTATAATTCCGAAAAAACAGTTGGGAACCCTTATCCTGAACAAATGAAACGCTGGTCAGATATTGCCAATTACAGAAAAGACAGAGCTTTAGACGCTTATGACGAAGCCAATACGCCAACTTATGAAAAGTTTATTACTAATTCTTATGACAAATTTGGAGGATTAAATAATACTCAAGCTGCTCTTGGGTTTAATGAAATAGACAAATCCAGGAATAAATACAAACAGCAGCTGGCCTCTGACTATGATTACAATATTGAAGCATTAGGACAGGCAGAAGATGACAGGTTAATGCAGCTTGCTCAATTTCTACAAGGTGGACAGAATTATGAAGATAGCTTGATGAATAATTATCTATCTCAGGCATTTAGCGGTTCGCAGCTTGGTAATACTCAGGCTTTGAATGCATCAGGGTTACAAAATCAGATGAACCAACTTAATTTATATAATGACCAGCTTGGACAACAACAAAGCAATGACCAGATAAAAGCGTTGTTAAGCGCTGGTGCGTTGGCTTCAATGTTTATCCCCGGAGGGCAGGCAGTGGGAGCAGGATTGCAGGCAGCTAATACAGGAAGCCAACTTGTAAACCAAATGCGTCCAAAATATCAACAATCTTATTAAGGAGAAAAATAAAATGGCATATCCTCCAGTTCCACAACAAAACAATTTAATTGATTTATTAATGCAGGAACAAAACACCGTTCCGGCTGTAAATATGCAGCCTGCAGCCACTTCTGCAATGCCAAGGCCTAAATTTAACCGTGATATGCTAACTCAAATGCTTTTAGGTGCAAGCGAGGCCGTGGGTGGAACAGGCACAACCGGGCAGGCTATTAGTAGAGGGCTAGGCGGTGCGGCCAAGTCAGGGTTTAATTACGGACAGCAACAGCAGCAGAGCGACCTTTATAAACAGTTGTTGCAAGGGTCGGGGCTTAATTTAAATATGCCGGGGAATCAGCTTTTGACACCTGATTTAATGAAAAACGTTGTGGATATGCAGAAAACTAAAGTAGCTATAGAAAATGCCAGCGTTTTAAACAAATTAAGAACCGCTCAATCTAATGCATTAAGCGGCGCTTTCGGAGGATCTAAAGACCCTTATTTAACAAGTATTAATTATTTGTTAAGCAATGGGACTATAACCCAGGAAGAAGCAAATCAAAGATTATTGCAGTGGCAGTTAAACAGGGCTAATAATCCTGCTTACAAAGGAGATGTTAAATATTCAGAAGGTATTGGGAAAAATCAAGCTGATTTGGAATATGCTAGCCCGATAGCAGTTGAAAAAGCACAGGGGACAATACAGGGCCAATTAGGAACGCCGGGAACCATAGGAGATGTTGAAGAAACCAAAAAGATGGCTGGTGAAAAGACAAAAGACCTTGACGAATATGCAAACATGACCTCTAAAATGCCTCAGTTAGAGGAAACGGTTAATAAATTAATGAATTTAGCTGAGAAAGCTACGTATACAAAAGCTGGACAGGCTGTAGATGAAATAAAAAGACAAATTGGCGCTGATGTTGGAGAAGGAGCGGAGGCCAGAACTGAATATACGGCTGTTATAAACAACCAAATATTACCACTACTTAGAGATACTTTCGGGGCGCAGTTCACAGAACGTGAAGGTGAAGCACTGAGGCAATCTTTGGGTGATGTTAATAAATCACCAGCAGAGAAAAAGCGGGTATTGAAAGCATTTATTGAGCAAAAACGAGCAAATATACAATCTCAAAGTCAAAAATTACAGCAAAAATACAACAGCCCACAGCCAGCACAAAAAACAACCCCTAAAAAGAAAATGTCAGCAGATGAATTATGGGATAGTTTATAATGGAATTTGACGAAAAGGCAATATCTTTTTTAAAAAGAGCAAAAGAAGAAGGTATAGCCAAAGAAGAAGCTTTTGCAACGCTACGCACTAAAGGTTATGATGTTCCTGAAAGCCAAACTCCCGAGCGACTTCCAGAGCCGCCCGCTGACATGGAAAATTATATCAATCAAAAGTCAGAAGAAATGCCATATAATCCTAATGACCCTATTGCATTTGCTGAACAGCAGAAGCAGGTGGCGCAAGGGTTAATTGATGAAATAGACAAAGCTAATGCAGAATATGGTCCACTTGCTGAGGATGTAGAGCCTTCTTCCATGATGGTTAGTGGTGGGATAGAGAAAAACGTAAAGCCCGAATTTGGCAGCCCCTTGCTGTTAAAGGCAATAAATGCCTTGACTTTAGGCAGGAAAAATCCAACTCAAGAAATTGTCAATACATTAACAAGCCCTGATGTAACTATACCTATGGCAGAAGCGTCTAGACAAGGAGCTTATCTTGCATTGCCAGCAGCTAACCTACTCAGAGGTTTTAAAGGCGCACAGCTTGCAAATGCCTTACTTTCTGGTACATACCAGGGCGGCTTAGTAGGGGCTGCCGAAAATGCACTGGAAGGCAAAAATGCACTGGAAGGAGCAAAAGAAGGCGCATTATGGGGAGGTGGGATAGCAGGCGGTTTTTCTGCCATACCAATGGTAGGCAAAATTACAGGTAAACCTATAAGTAAAGCATATTCTTTTGTTAACGAGCTTCTTTCCGGTGTTCCGAGAGAATACACCGAAAGAGCCTTACAAAAAGAAATGGCCGGACAATCTATATTCAAAGGTAAATTTGACCCGCTCACAAAAGTTGATGAATTAGGAATGAGGGCGCAGGATGCTATTAATGATTTAAAGAGTCAGGCCGGTAAAGCCACAGGGAAAGAAAGGCAAGCACTTAAGTTAATAAATGAAAATATAAATACACAGCCAATATCCAACAGAATAGATGAATTGTTAGCAGAAAATACATCAAGATCAGGAATTTCAAGGCTTGACAAGTCAGACCTTAGTGCAATACAAGAGGTAAAAGATTTGTTATTGCAAAATAATTATGCTGATGATTTAGATAGCGTGCTGGTGAGAATACAGGATAAAATTAAACCCGACATAAACAGAGTAAAAACAACAACTGGCACTGGGGATTATGTGTTAGGGCAAATTGCTGATGTTATAAATGACACCTTCCCTCAAAACTTTAAAGACGCTAAATCTGGATATAAACAAGTTAAAGACTTGCAAAAAAAGTTAT